TAAACATCCACATAAGTCTCTTTCTTGTCTCCGTTATGCGTGATTTCTGCATAATCTCCACAAGGTTCGCTTGATGTAATTGCGTTCGTACTAACAAGAGCCTTCCAATTTTGCAAAGTCTTGCTAAACCAAACCACAAAGCAGTCTTCTGCTTTGATCTCACGTCCTGATAAACGTGAAAATTCTTGTGATGCCAATTGTTTTGCTTTTTCTAACATTTTTATTCCTCCATTTTTTCGTATGTCTCCGCAAAAATATCTGGTTTGCATGGATAAAACTCGCCTTGCACACCTTTGATGATATAATCCCCTTCAGTCGCAATCATCAACCCTTCAAGAGTTTCGATTTTTAAAAGAGGATTGCTTAAATCAGCGTAGTCAATCCGTACTGGGTCTAGTCCAAAATCGCATAGCTCATCTATAGCTTCTTCCGTATCTACGAACTGAACCGCCTCAATGACTACAGGCTTCTTTCTGTATTTCATTTCTTCAATCCTTTCTTTATGCCATCAATTATCCCGCCAATTAACGCTGAAATAATAAAGATTAAAAACAAAAATACCAACCACCCGAAGGCGATTGCTATCCATTCCCAAATGAACATGTTTTACTCCTTTCTTAGTTATAATCAATCAACTTCATACGATAATGAAGAAATGTCGGTTAATATTTTAGGTAGTAACTCAATCGCGCTGAACGTATCCGCCCCATAAATACTTAACTCTAATTTCAATGTCGCTGAGCTATTTCCGCCTGATCCTGAAAATTCTACGTCAGTTATCCCAATTCTTGTTGTATTCATTCTCAATCCTTTCTGAGCACGAAAAAAGCACTTAGATTTCTCTAGGTGCTTTGATAATCATTAGTTATTTTTTTACCCAAAACCGTGTGAAAATTTATCTGGCAATTTTTTTCCAAGCTTGATACTTTTAGTTAAAGTATCTTTTAAAAACGAAGCAAACTCTTCCAAATCATCGCCTTTATAGCTATAATTTAAGGTGTTTTTGTCTACTGTAGCAACGCCTTGACATTCCCCACTTACCGCAGAGTATCGTCTTAAAACAGCGTTATCTTCAATCTTACGCATAGTAATAATTTGTTTATCAATCTTCGCCATTTTCACTTGCCTCCTGGTAATTAAATTTTATGTTAGCTTTTTTATGAGCTTCATCATAATCCATTTTTTTATGGTTCATGTAGTACGACTCAAGACTCTCGTGTTGTAGCATTATTATATCACTCTCTTTTGGGTCGCCCATGTATAATCTTTGAAAACTTTGAGCCATATCATAATGTGGATAAAAGTTCATCATTCTTTCTTCAAAGGCTTCATAATCCCACAATAAATACTTATTGTCTAGGATGTGTTCTAATGCTTTTGACACTGTAGAATATGGTAGTTTACTGCTTTTTGCCATTTTTTCCACAACGTCTGCTCTGTCCGAATTTCTCAGCTGATTGTAGTATCTTACTGCAAAGTCATTCTTTTGCTTCTCTACGTCTCCACGAGCAGCGCTTATTGAACCACTAGAAACCTTAGGAGTTGACTTATCCATACCTTCATTATAACTCTTTGTCCTGTCTTTTGCAACGTATTTGTCATACCACTCTTTATAACTCATATCAGCAGGTACATACTCAACCTTTCCTGTTTCAGGATTTCTCGCCCTGCGCTCTAACTTGCTGTAGTCGATATCATCATCGTGGGCGATAGTCGTAGACCTGCACCACGGATGTAGAGGTGGATAGTTCACACCAGGAACAGCCTTGTACGTATCGTAGACCTTGTTGTCGTGTTCTTGGCAGATATGTGACGTGCGCTTGTCCAATACTGCCACAAATTTATACTTCGTGATTTCAGCATCTTCATAGCTGAGCAGTTCCATTTGGTTGTGAAAGAACGCTGACTCAGTACGAACCAAACGCCTAGCGTTGTTTTGGCCTGCTCCGAACCGTTCAGCGATTGCTTGAGATGTATCCCTTACACTACGACCGGTCATGAGACTCACTAGGAGCTCGTCTTTCACGCTTGAAGCGAGTGCCCCGGTATTCGACCATATCCTATCCGAATAGCCCTCTCCTGTCCATTTAAGAGCCTTTAGGTGCTTGATTTCAGTTTCAAGGAGATTAGAGAAACTATAAGCGAGTCCAGTCTGCTGTTGCAGGTCAAAGGTAGCCTTGTAGTAGCTATCTTTCATCAAATCGCTGTAAAAGGCATCTGAGCCTTTCTTCTCTGAATGATAGATAGACTCACGCATGCGGTCTAGGTCGTCGTTTAGACGCTCTAGACGCTTCATGCGATAGGCATAAGCTGGACTGTCTAAATCAGCAAGCAATCGTTGAATATTCGGATCATTCGATCTAGCTTCAAGAACCTTGCGAAGTTCGTTTAAGTCCTTCTGGTCCTTCATGTTCTTTAAGACTTGTCTAGCATCACGCTCGCTTAACCCATAATCACGCTGAAATTTATCAAAAACCTTGTTGATTTGCTTGTCTAAATAAGCTTTAGATTGCTTGTAAATCTCGTCAAACTTATCCGCTTGCTTTTCGGCCTTATCCATCTGCTCATAGATGAGATTAGCCTTCCTCTTGGTCCAGTAGTCCTTGTTCTTCATCTGTTACCTCATCATCTGGCTTCGTGTTCGCTTGATTAAAGAACGGCACACGGTCCTTATTCTTTTCTTTCTCTTCCTCAAGACTTTCAAGTTCAGCGTCTGGATCTTCAACGAATGGCAAGAGTGAAATAAGCTGACGAAGTGAGACCTTGCCTTCAAGATTATTGATAATCTGTGACAATTCGAGTAAGTTCTTAGGCAATCCACGACTGAACTGTGGCACGATTGAATGTGCTTCAAGAGCAATCTGCTGCATGCCCAAGTAGTGAGCGAAGATAGCAATACGCTGTCTAAGACCTCGCTTGTAGTTTGCTTCTTTCGTCTTAGTTATCATTTCGAGACCTAGTAGCTTGAATTCCATGGCTACACCCGAGCTATTCCCTGCGAAGTTCTCATCTGTCAAATTCGGTACATGGCTGAATGTGTAGATATCTTCTTTCAAGGCCTTTCGCAAGATTTCGGTTGCGTTCTCGTCCAGAGCATTCTTTAAGAAATCAGCCTTAGCATCTGCTGGCAATTCCAAAAGGCCTTCTTCAGCAAGGATACTCATTGCCTCTCTAGCATCCTCTAGATTGTCAGCCAACTGCGCACCGTACAGAACAAGAATAGACTCGACTGCCTGCTCTTTGTCGTTGACGCGATTGCCCATCAATGAATTGTAAGCATCAATCAAGCTGATTTGTTGCTCATAATCACCAATCGCAAAGTGATTATTGCGGTATTCAATGATTGGGATTTGACCAAGATTGTGTTCTTCTACATTCTCATTCTGCGTCGTTCCTGTGCTCGAATCACGCAGCACGATGTGGTAATGCAGTTTTTGAGTAAAGACTTCAGCTTGATACTTAGTCGCATCTTTCGTGTCGTCTTTAATTTCGTAATAGTAGACCGCAAACAAAGCCTTGCGTTCGATACTATCGTCGTAAACGATAAATACATTCTCAGGGTCTACGCTAGTCGAATCAAGCTCAGTCAATCCCTCTTTTGCATAGATGTACTCGTAAGCACGTCCATAGATAGCCATGTTCAAAGCATTCTGCGCATCCACTTGGTCAATTTCAGCGCCATCGAAAGCCTCAAGTAAAGGCTCAAGGTCGCTCTCAGCGGTGTTGTTATACTTGATAGGATTGCCCATAAAATAGCCAGTAGACGTGTCTGCAATGTCCTTAGAGTGGTTTGCTACTGTTTTAAAGTTTGGTGCGTTCTGATTGCGCCTTTTGTGATTCAAGATAGCATGGTCGCCCAAATAGTATTTCTTCAAATCCTGTAAGCGACTGCGCTCTAGTGTATGTTTGCGAATCAACTTGTAAATCAATTCCTTATTCAAAGCTGTTTCATCGTATCCGTCTCGTGGATAAGTTAAAATCTGATACATTTCATTCCTTTCTATAAACCGTACTGCGAACGTCTGCGGACGGTTGCTTTCCCACCTTCGATGCATTGAAGGCTATATCTCAGCGCATCCATCAAGTGGTTGTTCTTATCTTCTGGTTTGTTCAACCAATTGCCTTCTTTATCTCGTTGATAACAATAACTATAAAATTCATCCATGATGTGCTCACAATTCGGATGCACATAAATAGCGTATCCTTGTAATTTGGACACGCCTGCCATGATACTATCCTTTCCCTTTCTACTCTCTTTGATTCGAGATATCCCGTGCTCTGACCTGAGTTCTTCAATCAATCGTGACTCTGCGCTATCTGCGATGATTGTAGAGCGATGATATCCTTTATCTTTTATCATCTTAGCGACTTCCTTGGTTATCAAACCAACCTTGTACGCTTCGTCAAAGATGTGTATCTCTTTTGTAGTATCGTTTATCAGCGAGCAACACAAAGCAGTTGGATCATGAGTAAAACCAAAGTCAAGACCGATACATAATTTGTTAGCTGAATCTCGTAGTAATTCATCCTTATCGAAATCCTTGACAGTCACGTTCTCGTAGATTAAACCTTCAGCAACTCCCCACTCACCATCACACACGATTCTAGCACGTCTGGGGTTCGTATGATACAAATCCTCATAGCGTTTGATATCGACTTCATCTAGCCACTCGTTGCACCGATAAGTAGTCGTGGTAGCGAATGTATCGGATCGTCTAGTTTCCTCGTCAAAAAAGACACGTTTGAGCCAGTGCCTCTCGTTCCACGGGTTGAATGTGACCGTTATTTGTTTAAAGAAATCAGGAACATCTAAGCTACCGCGGATAGACTCGACTACTGTACTGAACTTATCTTCAGTCTCGATTTGATACGCTTCTTCGAACCACGCCCAGCAAAGAATACCAACATCGACTGTAATAGATGTGATTTTCAATTCGTCATCCAAACCACGAAAGAGAATCTTTTGACCTGTGTCCTTAACAGTAATTTCAGGCAAAGACTCGTTGAACTTGAATTTATGAGCGACTTTCAGTTGGTTAGCTGCCCACTTAAAATCTGTGTAGGTCGATTGCTTGTTGGTGTTCGAGTATCTACGAATGACAAGCAAGTTGGCCCAAGGATATTTCAAAAGACGTATAACATAATTCAAAGCGGTTGTCTTGGACTTCTTCGAACCACGGGACCCTTTGACAACTCTATAGAGATTTCTCGAGCGCCAGAACTGGCCATATCCACCCCCTACTGTCTTAGGTAGGTCTACGACAATATCGTTCTGTTTAATCTGGTATGTCTGACTCATTTGCAAACACCACCGTTCCAGAAACGTCGGCCTCGACTTTGTCTGTCCACATCTTATGTCGTTTACCTAACAATTCAAGAGCCTTATTCCTATCGCTGTTCTTTGTTGGATATTCGACAAGTTGAGGGATTTCATTGTAGACTTTTACAGACTTACCAGTCACGGGATCAGTCATCAACTCAGCTACTTTTGTCGTGACTACTGTTGTTTCTTTCGCTTGTCCCGACGCAATTTCTGACAACATCACAAGAATTTGTTTTTGAGTTAAGATTTTTTCATCCTGCAACTCTTCCATTCGATTTTTGATGTAATCAGAAATTCCGACATTATCCAACAATTCAGAAGATCTTGCTTTAGCATATTTCTCACTATATCCTGCTTTTAAAGCAGATTGATAAGCATTACCTGAGATGATGTACTCATCTGCAAATCGTCTCTGTCTTTCATTCAATTTTTCCATCACCTCCATTTTCTACAAAGCAAAAAGCCACACGATTGTGTGACTTTAAAATAAAACCTCTAAGGGAATCAAACCCTCTAGCTTATAACTTATCCGGAATATAATTAGCTATGCAATCATGCAAGGTCTAGTCGCTCCGCAACCATTTGTAAGTTCAAAAAAATAACGACATCAAGAATTGAACCCAAAAAGACAAAGAGGAAATCACCAGCTTATATCCCTGATGTCGTTACAAAAAATTATTAAAGGAGTCATCAGTCCGCTTTACCGTACTTGCTGACAATATCATAATAGCACATTAAAAGTTCACTTTAGTTCACTTCGTTCACAATTTTTAGATAAATTTTCAAAGGCAGACTTTCTGATTTTTTGAATAGCGCCTCTACTATATTTTAGCTTAGCTTCGACTTCATTCCATGTCATACCATCGATGTAAAACAACCGCATTACGATATTTTCTACCGGATCGTCTAGCGATTCGATTGCTTGAACTAACTCATCCCGCTCTTTATATAAAACTTGAATTTCTTGATAGAGCTGTTCCGTTTTATCAATAATCAGAATATTCAATTCTTCTGATTGATTTTTATCATTCTTCGATTTTGGCATATTGTCAAACTGCTGTCCTCGTAAAATGCCTGACTTCAAACTGATAATTTCCTGATGTTTTGACTTCGCTTTGATATCAATGTACTGCAATGCTTTTAATCTTTGCTTGATATTTATCGTCATTCATCCTCCTCGATTTCAATTAAAATCATTCCTTCGTTTGGATTCTTAAGTCTATCTCTGTATTTTTGAGACTTGTAAAACGACAAGGTTCCTTTCTTTAAGCCAGTCTCTTGACAGATTTGCTTAATTGTCCCGCAAGCGATGAATGTTTCACCGTCATAGAGAGCGTACTCTCGATTGTTTCTGCCCATCCTCCATCTCCTCAATCAACCAATCAAGGTTCTTGCGTGCTTTTTTCAAATCCTCAAGACCGTTTTTCTTCTGAAATCGCAATAGATACTTGATAGCATTACCCCAGCACCATGCTGCTTTACCCGGTAGATTGCCAATAAAGTTGTCAATCACTTCAATGCTTTCAAGACCTTTTGAACCTTGGTAGTGGCTTGGTTTGTTTACATTGTCAAATTTTTCTGGTTTCATTCGTTCTCCTCCAAAATCCCCTTGTTTTCGTAGATGTTGCCTTGAAGGTATACGTTACAATTTTCAATACAGTCAAATAGATTATCCCAAACCTCTTTTTCTGTGCGTATATCTAACAACTTAAACATACCTTTATCAAAGATAACTTTTGCTCTACCGCTATCTTCAAATTCGTCCCAATAGGTCCAGAGGATAACATCTCCTTCAAAAATTTCCTTGTCAAAATCATCTTTGAGCCCTGTTGATTGCATGAGTTCGATTTCGTCAAAACTCATAAAATTTGTTTCGCCAAATTTCCAATGCTCACCAACTAAAACACCTTTTTTAAAATCTATCAAAGAAACATCTAGCATTGTTTTCAATTCTTTATCCCACGCTCTAAATTTTGGTATCATAACCTCACCTCATCCCCAACTTTCACAGTATCATACACTTCCTTCGTAACCACGAACACACCGTAATCACGAATAGTAAGCGTGTATAGCTTTCCGAATTGTCCTTTTCCGACAACACGACCGATTATTTCAGCACCTTGATTATCAGCTTTATAGACGATAATTGGGCGCTTTTCTTCTAATTTCTTAATCTGGATACTCTGCCAGACATTCAATCCAGCAGACAATAATATCCAGATTGCTATGAAGCGCTTCATGTTCACTCCCTGTAATCGTTATAAATTTCAATAGCTGGAATTGACTCATTATCAGTTGCAGAAGTAATTATCAGCTCGCTCCTCACTTCTCTCTGAAATTCTAGTAACTCCTCTATCGAATTGATTTCGATAAAATGCCCCTCTGCACCGTTCGGGAATTCTCTTTGTATTCGACCTTTAGATGTTTTATGATTAACTCCTTTAGAAAGCCAAGTGCCTTCTCTTCTAGAAAATCGCTTATCAAATTCTTCAAATGTCGAACAGGTTCTAACTTCTACTTTTTTATATTTTTTAATTATGGCGTTAGGAATTTGATTTTCAACTCCTCCGCTTGTGCTTGTTAGTAAAAATTCCATCACTCCACCTCCTCAAAATAACTATGAAATTTACTTAAATTGACAATAGCGACCTCTTCGACAAAATGTTTTTCGATATCAAAGTCTGGATCATTTTTCCCAAACTCTTTCTTTATAGCTTTTTCAGCAAGTAAAGGCAAAGCGAATATACTTGCCCCATTTCTTAAAGCGAGCGCTTGACCGTGTTTGTTTACTACTCGATAACCTACATCAAACGGTCTGATTTTCGCAGGGGTTTTTATGCGTTTGCTTTCAGTTTTTGTAGCTTGTTCAAGTGTTTGTACCATCACTCCACCTCCTCGACTTCCACTCCCTCGCAATCAAACACCCAGCCGAAGTTGGCTTCTTCTAGTTCTTTACGGGTGTGTTTTGTTTTATAAAGTGAGTTATCTTCCCGATCTGAGAAAAGCCATTTTTTCGAATGTTTTTCGCGGTTTAAAGTTTCGTGATTTCCACAAATCCCTTTCACCTTCACCACATACCGCTTCTCTTTCTCGACCTCGTAGCCGAAAATCCAAGCGAGTGCGAATTTTTCTTGGTTATTTTTAACTTCAAGCCATTCACACGTTTTCGTGTGTTCAAATAAATCATCCATCGCTTGAAACAAATCCCAGTCACCAGTTTTCTTGAAATACTCAATTTTTTCCGCCACAAACTGCGGAACTTTGACTTTTTCTGGTTTGGCTAGCTGTTCAATTGATTCCAATATCCAATTTCTATTAATTGTGATTGTATCTGCGATAGGCCCCTCTGTATAAGGCAAGGCTTCGATTTTTTCGATTAGTTGTTTAACATTCATCTTCCAGCTCCTTCAACTGCAATTTCATTTTCTTAAGTTTTTTCTTCAAAAATTCGCGATGAGCAGTACGATCTTGTGCCACTCGTTTATCGCATGGCTTCGAATACTCCTCGATTTCCTGCTCTGTGATTTCGATTGAATGCTTCAATCCGTCAATCATTATTTGTTTGTTGTATTTCATGGTTCAACCTGCCTGTTTCTCAAGCCAGTTAAATAGCAAACCAAACTGCTCCGTCACTAGCTCATCATCATTGTATTGTTTACAAATTTCTCCGATTGACGACACCGCCCATAGCCAATAAGCATCTGAGTCGAAACCGACTTCTTGACTTTTCTGATTACTACGCGCCATCCATTCCGGAATGACTCTGCTGAAGAAATCAATATAATTGATTTTCATGGCAATTCCTCAATCTTGATATAAATTCCGACTGTGTCTGCCCAAAACTTCTCGACAATCTCGCTGGCCACTTGTGCATCATCTTGCCAGTATCCAAGTTTCGTCATGCAGTCCTTGAGCAACTTCTGCAGATTGTCTGTATCTGGCTTCGTGGTCTTGTACTGGCCGTCGTAGCTTTTTTTGATACGAGGGAAGCACCACTTGACCGTCAGACGAATTGCTCCTTTAATTTTATCAGGAGGCACATGCTGCGCGAGCAAGCTCTCAAATTTCGCCCTGGCATTTTTCAGATCCTCTGGCTCATAAAAGATTGGCTTTCCAAGTCTTACGTTTACCTTTTTTTGCTGGTGAGTCGTTGTTGGAATTTTTTGCATAGGTAAAAAGAATTCAATAGACATTTTTATAAATGCACTTCCTTTCTTTTTTTAATTTCGCTTTTAGTCCATGTTCCTTGTATATGACAGGGTGCGTTTTAGGCAACCCTGTCTATACAGGTATGGACATGATGGACGACAGGACATTATCTATATATATAATATATAGTTGTCTGTCCAAGACACGACCACGTTTTTATGGTCTTGTCTGTCCTTTTTGAGACAAAGACACAACCATAAAATTATGGTGTTGTCTTATTCGGACACGACCACGTTTTTATAGTCTTGTCCTTTTTCTTTTATCGAATTTGAGTTCTTGTCGAACCAATATTTTTTAGATGAATTCAATCTGCGAGTAACTGTTTTTATAGACACTCCTAAATACTCAGCTACATCTTCTTTTGAGGGTGGTTCGCCGAAGTTCGCGTTTTCGATTGCTTCGTCAAACTCTATCAGTTTTTGCTTTTTGTCTTCCTTTGCATTCTTTTTGCGAGTTTCTTTAGCTTTCATCCACCCCGGTTTATCATCGTCCAATTGGATATCCGCCAGCACACCCGTTTCATCCAGCGCGTGTACTGGATAGCTGAACCACATGTTGACTGGCTTGAATTTGGCAAACTCTCGGAGCGTGCCCTCGACTCGCCACGCAGTAGCTATCTGAATCTTGTTGCGAGCTTCTTCGAGCTTGTCTACATACGGAGCGCGAGCCATGACATCAGGAATGCCTTTCTCGAAGTGCGTTCTCATCTGCGCCGGACTCAATAGGTCATCTAGTCCTACATTTTGTTGATAATAGGCATTATTTCGCTCTTGTAAAGCTTGTTTGTAAACCTCGCACGCTGCCTGATTTAGTCGCTGGGTCAGTAATTCCTCTGACACTTCTAACTCTACTAAGTCAATAAGCGCGTCAGGGTCCCGAGCAAATACACCAGAACCACTGGCACGGTCCATGGATTTCTTGCCACCTTGAGAACCTTTTGAGTGGTGATGGCAGTAAATAACGCTAGAGCCTAGCTCTGTGGCTACCTTATCGAATTGATTGGTAAAGTGTGCCATCTGGTCTGCACTATTCTCGTCACCGGTCAATACCTTATAGATCGGGTCGATGATGACTGCGATATAATTCTTCTTCAAAGCTCGACGAATGAGTTTAGGTGCTAGCTTGTCCATCGGTACAGTCTTTCCACGAAGATTCCAGATATCGATGTTTTGGATATTCTGCGGTGCCAACCCCATAGCCTGATAGACATCACGGAAGCGATGCAGGGCGGATGGTCGGTCTAATTCCAGATTGACATAGAGGACACACCCTTGCGTACAATCCCAGCCTAGCCACTTCTTGCCCTCTGCAATCGCTATCGACATCTCAATCAAAGCGAATGACTTACCAGCCTTGGACGGACCAGCAATCAGCATCTTGTGGCCTTGACGAAGGACGCCTTTTATCAACTCAGGAGCCAATTCTGGCAAGTTATCCCAACTGTCGGCCAATCCTTCAGGATCAGGCAGATCATCGTTCAAGTCTTCAATGTACTGATACCATTCGTCCCAATCGGCCTTACCAATGTTGGTATCTACTAAGAATTGCTTCTGGCCATTTCGGATAAAACCCGGCATACGCGAAAGTCTGCTTGGATTTTTATTTTGAGTATCAACTATGATTCCATTCTTCTGACAAATTTTATAAAGATAATCAACACGATTACGATACTCTTCGTAATTCTTGGCATCTACTTTGACGATAGCATGTAGCGACTTATTCCCGCTGTGAACTAAGGCTGCAATCGGCAACTCCAACTCTTTATAAATGGCGTTCTGCTTGTCAATTGGCATACTGTCGGATTCTACCAGAGCATAGCGAAAATCTGTCACGTTTTCATTTTTAGCGCCCTTTCCATCCATGGGATTGAATCGCACCCATGCACCGGCTTCTTCGTGATAGTCACCAAGGACAGCTCCAATATCTCCATTACATTCTTGTAAGAGCTGAATCAACTCACCAGCTGTACGATCATATGCTCCCTTAGTTGGCAGCCATTTAACAATCTCGCCAGTTTCGGCGTCAGTTTTTGGGTAGCACTTGGTCACATAACCGACATTTTCGCCAGCTTCAAAAAGTGTTTCAAGGTATTTGATGATTTCCTGCACTGGATTCCAAATTGTCGGCTCATGGATTTCCTTACCTTCAATCCAATCCTTGTCAATGACACGATAATCACGATCTATTGTATCGGTCCAGCCTAACTCATGAGCGTTCTCGCTATCGTAGCCAGATTGCGACACCCAGCCGTTCTCTTTTGCTAATTGGGTAATAGTCGCACCCGTTACAATCGTTCCTGCTTCTTCGTTGAAGGTGTCCCATTTTTTGAAGCATTCGAATTTCTTGTATCGGCTATCGTTTTGCGACCAGTTGTCCCAATCAGATGCCGTGTAGCCTTCGTGTTTCAAGGCCATACCCACATTCACCCAAGTCTGGTAGTCTACCGTGGCAGGATTGATATAATCCAGCAACGGCAACAAATTAAAATCATTCTCTGCCACTGTTTTCTCCTTTTTTAAAATAATGTCATCTGCGACACATGGCTGTTGAGTCTATCCATGGATTTGCGATAGTATTCTTCATCAATTTCAAAACCAATATAGTTGCGGTTGGTATTAATACAGGCTATTGCAGTAGTTCCGCTGCCCATACAGTTATCCAACACCAGCCCCCCCTCATTTGTATATGTCTTTATCAAGTACTCAAACAATTCAACTGGCTTCTGCGTCGGGTGAAAATTGTCTTTTTCATTGTTGAAAAATAATACACTTCTAGGGAAACGATAGCCATCATTCACGGTTTCGATATTATCCTTTTGCTTTCCATAGTTACTGCTATGCGTACTATAGATTGCCTTGTACGGTTTTCCGTAAGTAAACTGCGGATTGTATACTGGCAATTCTTTATAGAACACAAGAATGTTCTCATGCGACTTTAACGGCATTCGATTGGCGTTCAAGTGTCCTGTTGCATTGGATTTCTCCCAAATCCATTCATAACGCAACAATTCTGGCTTGCTCGCTCCTAGCGCTTTATCAAACGGAGTTTGAGCAGTCAGTACAATCGCGCCATTATCTTTGATAATTCGTTCATATTGTTCCCAAAGCTTATTAAATGGCAGTACACTGTCCCAGCTGTTTCGAGTCGTACCATAAGGCAAATCACACAATATCATGTCGATTGACTTGTCAGGGATTTTTTGCATACCGGCCAAGCAATCTTCGTTGTAAATTATATTTAGTTCCATACATCACCCCGGCACATATTCAGCTGGTCGCACGCCTGCTGGCAATCTCCAGCCGTTAGCAGCAATGCGATCAATCATATTTCTGGCTTGGTCAAATTGCCACATACCGACATCTTTAAAGCCTCGACCTTCCAAAAATCGAATTTGCTTTGGCGTCGTTAGACCTTCCGCTTGTCGCTTGTGCAATCTGTCTAGTAATAGATTTGCTTTTCCTGCATTTCCAATCTCATCTGTAAAGATTCCATATTTCTCAAGCGCTTTAATTTGCTTGTCACTAGCAGGCGCCATTTCCCATCCGAAATTGGGCACGTAGTTCGACAAGTCTTCAGCATGGATAGACATTTCAAATTGCAACGGATCTACTAGCTTGCGTTTACGCTTGCGCATTTCTTCCAATTGTTTGGCCAATGCCTCTTCACGCTGTGCGACGACGTCTTCGGTTGCCTTGACTTCCATATCTTCAAGGTCAAGCATAACGCCTGTCTGCTCTTCCATGTTCTCAACCATTTTTTGAGCGACTTCTGGAGTCTCACAGATTAAGTGAGCTGGCCGGCATAGTTCGTGGCGTTCAGTGTGCCAGAGGAAGTCTAGCAAGAGCAATTCTTCCTTCCCTGGATGCAAGCGAGTCCCACGCCCCACCATTTGAGAATAGAGCGCTCGCACTTTGGTAGGCCTTAGCACAACTACACAATCTACTGATGGGCAATCCCAGCCTTCAGTCAAGAGCATAGAGTTACAAAGAACGTTGTAGCGGTCATTCTCGAAGTCTTCTAAGACTTCGGCACGATCCTTGGACTCTCCATTGACTTCGGCAGCTCGAAAGCCTTTTCCATTTAGGATATTGCGAAACTTTTGCGAGGTCTTTACAAGTGGTAAGAATACGACTGTCTTACGGTCGGCACATTGCTTGGCCATTTCGTCTGCTATCTGCTCCAAGTATGGATCCAGTGCCGTTCCGACATCGCTCGCTTTGAAATCACCAGCTGACATGCTGACGTTCGATAGGTCTAGACTAAGCGGAATTGTCAAAGCCTTGATTTTAGATAAGTACCCTTCTTGGATAGCTTGAACTAGCGAATACTCATAAGCTAAGCTGTCGAAGTAAGAACCAAGGTTCTTCATATCTCCGCGGTCAGGCGTTGCAGTTACTCCTAATACATTCGATTGTTCAAAATAACCAAGGACACGTTGATAACCGTCTGAAATAGCGTGGTGGGCTTCGTCGACTACAATTGTATCGAACCAATCAGGAGGGAATTGACTAAGCCGTTTCTCTCTCTGCATGGTTTGGACCGATCCGACGACTACTCGATACCATGAACCGATAGAAGTATTCTCTGCTTTCTCTAAAGCCGTGCCGAGACCTGTCGCAGTCTTAAGCTTGTCACTAGCCTGCTCTAAAAGCTCTGACCTATGAGCAAGGACAAGCACACGCTTGCCCTCTTTCACTTGGTCTTCAATAATTTTGGAAAAAACAATCGTCTTCCCACATCCCGTTGGCAATACTAAGAGCGTGCGCTTGCGACCTTTAGCCCATTCAGCCTGTACAGCTTCCCGTGCTTCCTGTTGATAAGGTCTTAATTGCATCCCTTACCTCCTAGAACTGCCCAGCTTGGTATCCAGCTTGTGCTTGTGGCTGTTGTGCAAAATTCGGCTGTTGCGGTTGTTGATAGCTTGGTTGTGTAGTTTGTCCTGATTGCTGGTTTAATACTTTTGTATAGTCCACATCCTCAGGATAGAGCATGGACTTAACTTCGTTGTAATTGTTGTTATTGTATTGTCGAGTACCTACTTTACATACACCAGTTGCGCCAATGATGGTATTCCAGTTCATGCGAAGCGGTTCGCCTTTTTTCTTTTGACCAATCGCTGCAAAGAAAGCAGACAGCATTCCTTCGGTTGAGCTATGTAAGAATAGATTGTGGCGCAGTTCTGTTTCACCTTCGTTTGCCACGATTTTGAGGCTGACGATAGCCTTGTTACAAGCTGGCAATTTGCCGGGATTTTGCAGATTTGGTGTGTGTCGTGTGCGTTCCATGCCAACGACTGTAAAATAGTACAACCCATCAGGCAAAAGGACGAAATCCGAGTCTTTTTCAATCGTATCTTCCCATCCGAATTCACGCTCAAAATTGTTGTATTGTTGTGTCATGTTGATTTCTCCTTTAAGCTAAAATAGTAATTTTTTTGTTGCTAGCAAGTTCATTTTTTAAATAATTTGCGATGCTTTCGACGGCTTCTAATTTCCATTTACCCCCATCTGCTTCAAAGAGCGCAAGATTTGCCAATTTGTTGATGCGGAAGACGAATTGACTAGCAGGCTGCTCTACTTCATTGAAAGTACGATATGGTCGCAAGGTTACTGGATTTGGAGTCTTAGCTTGTGCTAAGCTTGCTACACCATCGCGAACCGTAGCCATTTGACTGATGCCATTGTCCTGTACTTCTGCACCTTTTTCGATTTTCAAATGGCTAGCAAAATCCAAAACTAAATTGCGGTCTGCATCATTGATGAACATAGACTGCAGCATAATATTGAATTCTTCCTGATCGCGCCAATTGCTGAATGGAATAACTGGGACAGATGCTTTTACAGATACAAGATGAGGACGTTTGCCGTTTTCAAAATCAACTTGATCGTATACAGATACTTTTTGGTAACTGTCCACGACAACTACAAGTTTACGATCACTGATGAAATCGTTATCTGATTTGAGATAGTCAACTAGACTCTTGAGTGTCTGAAGCTCAAGGATAGGTGCGTACTTACGAGGGTTAAGTTCCTGTAAGTCATATTCATTGCTGTCAAAATATTCCTTCCCGGTTTCTGAACGAATGATTTTGTTTTCTTTACCCGCTAGTTCGACCGCGTATGATAATGCATCTTTAATATTTTCTGTCATGGTTAGTTACCTGCTTTCTTTTGATTGTAATCAATGATTTTAGATTTTTCCTGTTGTTCCACTTTTTCGATGAGATCGCCAGTATCGGTCCGCATATCTCCGTTTTCATCAAAGTAAGTCTGACCAGGGATGCCACTTTTGAGCTCGTTTGCGTGAATTTTACCAGTGTCATCACGACCAACAATGACAGTTGTTGCGACACCTTTCTGTGGTGCCAAGGTAGATTTGACTTCCATACCTGTCTTAACGACTGTACGCTCATCATCTGTTGACATCGTCAGTATGATAGTAACCTTGCGAGTCGCTTTAGCTTCTGTATTGAGATCCAGAATATTCTCAAGGACTTTTTCAAGTTCTTTGTCAACCTTTTCTTGTAAGGCTGTATTTGCGATTTTTGACAAATCAATTTTAATAGTTTTATCTTTCATAGATACTCCTTATTATATTTTGCTATGATTTCTAATTCCCAAAACTTACACGGTAAAGGGCAATTCAGGGTCTGCTCGTACTTGGTTTTGAATAACTTCCATAGTTGCTTGCCAATGTGCCACAATCATATCCCAATAATCAGGCGGAAAGTTTTCGATCGGAGTTCCTAGCGGGAAGTGCCCGCGAATGTAAGCTACTTTTTGAAGTTCTTCTTCTGTCACGTTACCTTGAGACATGAGGTCCGTCAAACTCTTTGGCAAGCTTGCATGATATTGTTCAGGTAATGTCTGTGGCGTGCTAGAAGCTTCATTTTGAGGTTTTTCAGCTACCTGCGACATATCGAGAGGCAATTCTTCTTGAACTTGCTCAGGGGCTTGCTGAACAGTCTGCTGAGGTTCTGGAGCGACTGCTTGAGGTTGTGGCACAGGCGCCTGTACTTGTTGATTCGCAAAGATATGAGCAACCCCTGCATAATGGAACGGTAATTCATCAGGTAATCCATGTCGGTTCTTAGCGTCCCATGCTGGGCGATGATTGGTATACATCACGCGCTCACCGCCCTGCGCCTTCTTCTTGCCATTGTCGGCCGTCATGACTAAGGTTTTGTAGTTTGCAAATAGAACCATGTCTGCCCACTCTTTTACAAGTGGTGCCGTCTGGGAACTTGTCTTCTTACCAAGCTTTAGTTCGTATCTGTCATAAGAACCCATCTCGTCCGGTTGTTCAAATTTCTTGATTTGAGCGTGCGCAGTCAGGACCACGTTGATACCCATATCAACCAAATCGGATAAACTGTTTAGGAAACGCCCCATTTCTTCTTGGACATAGGTGTAGCCTTTGCCCCAGCCAAAATCCTCAATCCCTTGCTTACCATGTTGCGAACAGATGTAATTAACTGCCAAAGCTTCCGCCCAGTCAATTGTGTCGATGACGAGTGTCCCGCATTCTGTAGGATTCGCTTTGATAAAAGCAATCTCATTTACTAACATGGTCCAGCTGGTCGGCTTGTCTAATCTAGCCACATCCATGTTATCTGTCGAACCTTCCGTGTCGATGAAGACTGCATTTGGAAATTCAGCAGCAAACGTGGACTTGCCAATTCCTTCGGGACCGTAGATAACTACCTTTTGAGCTCTCGCTCGTTTTCCTCTTGTAATTTGCATTTAGTTTTTCCTTTCTTCGATATTTGTATGGAGAGCAATTAGTTTCAAATGGTTTTTCACTAATCCACCAATAACTTCAACTTCATTTTTATAATCAGGTTCAACCCATTTAATTGCCTTATTAATTCGCTGAATAGCATCTGCCCAAGTAGTGGCATCTCTAGAAGCTAAAACAGCTACCTCTTTTGTAAGCTCTTTGATTTTTTGTATCATAAGAATTTGAATAGGGTCTTCCTTTGAGTCTTGAATTTCTTTTTCTATTCGTTGTTTTTCATATTCTGGTAGCATTATATCTCCTTTCTAAAATCCACCTTGCCATGTTTTGGGTGCTTGTGCTACCTCCGGCTTCACGCTATACCCGTCTTCAATCAGGATGCTACATTCATCTCCTGTTGATACCCGTGTCGCGATTGCTTGCAAGCCTTCTTGTTCGAGCCATGCGCCAAATTCTTGCAAAGTCAACTGATCCATTTGCTCCAGCTTATCGATTAGCACGAATCCACATTCTGGCTTCAATTTACGCACGATTGCAGTCGCTACCTGTAGTTGCTGACTACCAGACATGTTATCCCAGCGCTGGCCAAGATAGAGCAATTCGCCATCATCCACGGATAAGCCCGGCAATGGTAAGTCTGCGTTTGTGAGCAGATCCGTCTTCTGCTTACGGATATCATCAATCACATTATCAAGTTCCTTGTATTGCTCGCGATAACCCTTAGCATCTTCTTCGGCTTTATCCTTGTCCAGATTAGCACGTACTTTACGATTGATTTCGTCAATCTCTGCGATGTTCTTTTCGATTTCTTCAGTAGATTCATCTAGAAGGTCCATCGCATCGGTATTCGCGATAGCCATGTCTTGAGCTAACTGACTCTCTTTTTCTTTGGCATCGGCCAGCAATTGCTCCAATCGTTCAACCTCTGCAGCTGCCGAATCGTGTTGATTTTGGATAACTACCAAGTTCTGGCGCTTACGAGCATTCTCGCCATTCTTGGCAAGGATAGCTTGTTGTTGCTGGATAAGTTCAGCGATAGAGATTAACTCTTTTGGCGCATCTGGATAGTACGGTTGTTCTTTAGCGAACTTTTCTTTTTGGTCAGCAATCACACCGATTGCATGGCGCTCGTCGTACTTGGCCTTTTCCTGCATTTCCAGTTCAGCCAACTGTGGACCAACTCCGATGATTTGTAGCAATGTCTTTGCTTTTTCTTTGCTGGTCTGCTCCATGAATTTTGGTAAGTTGATAGCCAATTCTTCTACGAAGCTATCCAGCAAGTTTTGTCCTGCCTTGTTACCGCTTGGATCAATGACCTTGAGTGTGCTGTTCTTTCCACTACGCTCCACAATCAAGCCGTTTGATAGCGTGATTTTAAGACTAGGCGGGATTGTACTTCCTTCGCGTTGTGCTTGGCTAGGCTTGTACTTGTTACCTCCCAACGCCCATGCAATCGCATCTAATACGCTTGTTTTCCCTTGGTTGTTATTTCCACCAACGATTGTCAAACCAGTCGCTGATGGCTCTAATTTGACCGCTTTAACGCGCTTGACGTTTTCGATTTCTAGTTTATTGATTGTTACCATCTTCTACTCCTTAACTAACCCTACAGGCGGTTCTACATCATACGTAAATTGCTTATCTGAACTTCTCAGGTTCATGCGTGCAATATTACTTGCTATTCGCTGGCGCTCTTGCTGTTTCATTTCAGCGTGGTCATCTAGTTTATTTACTAGCGACCACAGGATGATTCCAACAATTGTTACCATGTAAATGTACTCCATCATTTTGAATTTTCCTTTTCTTTATAGATTGCTACGATTCCTTCAAGATCTGCTATACGCTGATTTGCTTGTTGATATTTCTCTTGGAGGTCAATCAATGCTCTGTTTAAATCCAAAGCTACGATTCTCCAGTCAGTATTTATTTCTTTTTCCAACCAGTTTTTTATTTTTGTTAAAAAGTTCATCCGACTGACCTCATTTTCTTGCTTTTTACCATTTCTTTTTTCCAATCTCGACTGCCTCTGTATTTCAGGTAGGCATCAAAACCTTTAATCGTGACAAGTTGGCCATCATTCCTAAGATGCTTCTGTTGGCTAGGTAGCTTCTTCATCTCTCGTCTCATGTCTCCCGCTTGTCGCTTCGAGCATCCAAAGATGTGTTCCAATTCTTCATCATTGGCCGAAACTTTTTCGATGATTACATCTTTAATTCTTACAATTTCAACTGCTTCCATTTTTGCTCCTTTTTGTGATATAATCTCTTTGAATAATTTTGTTGAGCGCCTGACTTCCATTAGGTGCTTTTTGTATTACCGAATTTTAAAATCTTCAATCACACGAGCGATGAACTGATTTGCTTGTGGATTTTTCAGCTTACCATTCAGGATATTAGTTACATCTTGACGAGTCATGCTATACTGTACTGCTAGCGTCGCCATCGTCAAATTGTGTTCTTTTAGATAATCTCTGATTTTTTGACGTCCACCATCCATATTTGGCATATTTTTCTCCTTTCTTTTCTTTTTCTCTTCTCGCTCTCTGCTTCAATTGTTAAAATCGAAGCTATATAATTTTTACACATGACTATTCAAGGCGCGCTTCGTGATTTCGTCTTGAATAGCTTTTGTCATTGCTAAGCCATGTTCTGAAAAACTAGTGTTTTTCGAAACTAGCAAAATTGCTTGCGAGTATGTCTCAGATTGTTGAATAGCTTCATCAGCGACCTTCTCAACAAAATTTTGAATATCGTTTTTTAGATTCTCTAAAGATATTAGAGGAGCTTCATTTTTCGACATTCGTCTCCCTCCTTTCTTTAAAAGTAAGAAAATGAGTTAGATATTTTATAAAATACTTGACAATTTTTACACTAAGGTGTAAAATGAAAGCATAATTAAAAACCTTGATAAAACATTATATCTATCAATTTTCTTGCTCGCCAAAGCTTTTATTTTTAGATAAGTTTTAACTTCGTTTTTTACTAACTCATTAACTTACAAAAACTATTTTACACTTTAGTATTATTTTTGTCAATAGAAAATAACACTTTTTTATAAAATATTTTTTGTCATGTCTTAGAAAAGGTGATATGACAATGTTTTCCACACTTGAAAAAATTAAGGAACTTGCTCTAAAACGAGGAATAAGCCTTCAAAAAGTTGCCGAAGATTTAGGCTATAGTATAAATTACCTCTATACTCTGAAAGAAAAAACTCCTAAATCAGACCGCCTTCAAGAAATCGCCGACTACTTCAACGTATCCACCGACTATCTGCTCGGACGTACGGATAATCCTGCAATTGCAAAGGATACCGTCACAAAAACAGAAATAGACCTCAAAAAGGACGCAGCAGAAAGCTTCTTTTACGATGGACACGAACTCAACGACGAGGATTTAGACCTCATCTCCTCACTACTAGAAGCTCGTATGAGAAATAGAAAGTAATACTTGCCTATGACAACACCCGAACAAGTCTGTTCTGAACAAGGTATCGATCTAGTTTATTTTGATGGTAGAGGTTCCCACAATAAAGGACTTTACAACCAACCCCGAAATTTCATAGCGGTAGACACTTACCTAGATGATATTGAGAAAAAGAAAGTCATCTATCACGAGATAGGACACAAAGAGCACGACCCAGAACAGTACAAACGAAGACGAGAAGAATACGAACTCCAAGCAGATAGGAACATGATACACTACCTGCTAAAAGAAGAACTTGAAACGATGGATGACTTCACTAATTTCAACTACCTTCATTTCATGGAGAAATACAACCTCAAAACCATGACAAATGAAATCATGGTCAAGGAAGAATATTTAGCATTGTTGAATTAAAAATGAAAGGGATATAAAATGGCTAAAATTATCAAAGTAACTGGTGCGGAGATCACAATCGCACACAATGAAGAGTATCTAAAATTAAACCCATCTGAGTTGAATTTTGTTCCACAATTAGGAGATGAGGTTGAAGTTCACAAGATCGATGGAGAAATCATTGTCATGAAAAAAGACAGTGAGAAAGATGATAAAATTAACATTAGTATTGTGAATGAAAATAATGCTGTTCAAAATCAGTCGCAAGTTGTTAATACCCAACAACCCACATACGGATTGCACTATGTAAACAAATGGTTATATATCCTATTAGCTATATTCTTCGGTGGATTCGGCGCGCATCATTTTTACGCTGGGTATAATGGTAAGGGAATCTTTCATCTGATTTTACTTATTACTGGTATATCTGTTTTTCTTGGCTTATTTCAAGGGATCATTGCTTTGTTCAAAACACCAGATGTAAATGGGAAAATTGCGGTTTAATAAAAAACCAGTTGTTTCCAAAATGAAAATAGTTCAAACAAAAAATCCTCACACTCGCAAAGTTTGGCGACTCTGAGTGCGAGGCGATTATGTATAGTAAAAGGCATTAAAAAGCCCTCTTTACTATACCCATTTTATCAAAAAAGTGAGGTAAAATCAATGTGGATGGAAGAATTGCCAAACGGCAAATATAAATTTTTTGAGAGATACAAAGATCCATATACTGAGAAATTAAAAAAAGTCTCAGTTACGATGGAGAAGAAAACTCCCCAGGCAAGAAATCAAGCTGCTATCTTGTTGCAAGAGAAGATAAATAAGAAAATAAGCACAAAACAAGTCAAGAGCATTACATTTGAAGAGATTTATAAATTATTCTACAAATCCTGGTCACAAACAGTCAAAGAGTCGACGAAACATAATTGCAAGTCAATTGATAAGAAGATGAAAGAAGTCATACCATCTGACACTTTATTGGCCAATTTAGACAGACGTTTTCTCCAGAAAGCTATCGAAAAAGTGATTGAAACCAATGGACATATTGCTGCTAAAAAAGTCAGACATCGGCTCAGAGGTATCTTCAAGTACGCTGTTCAATATTCCTATATCGAGAATAACGAAGTGGATTATACTACTATTCCTCAAAGACCAAAGACTTTGGAAGAGCTAGAAAAAAAGCGTAATAATTTCCTTACCATGGAAGAAATAAAGTCATTAGTGGATGTCCTCAATAGACGAGAATATCATCAGAAATATGCTGATATGGTTCTTGTGCTGGCATTAACTGGGATGAGATATGGTGAGTTAACTGCCTTACAGCTAAAAAATATAGACTTCGAAAACAACAAAATTGAGATCACAGGTAATTTTGATTCAGTAAACAAAATCAAGACGCTACCAAAGACTACAAATTCAATACGGACAATCAAAGTATCAGAGAGTGTCATAGAAGCTATTCAAAGACAAATAGTGCGACTTAGTGAACGTTTCCAGCCGTTGAATAGTGAAGATTATATTTTCTGTTTTGAAAAATGGAATCAACCCACAACAATAGCTTGCTTCATACAGATATTAAAAAAATATGGAAAACATGCTAAAATAGAAAAAAACTTATCCAGCCATATTTTTAGGCATTCTCATATTTCGTTTTTAGCAGAGTCTGGACTTCCAATAAAATCAATAATGGACCGAGTTGGGCACTCAAATGCAAAGATGACTTTGGAAATCTATTCTCATACTACTGAAGATATGGAGGATAAACTGGTCAATAAATTAGATACTATTTTTTAATTCTGCCCCTCGGTTGCCCCTTTTTAATTTAATAACACAACAAAACCCCTTGAAAACATTGATAATTCAAGGGGTTGTTTTATATCGTTATAATTCATCAGCAATTTTGTTTATTTTTCTCAGTCTGTGGTTGACACCACTTTTGGTTAGGGGATTGCTCAGGCTATCTGCCAACTGCTGGATAGAGTAGT